TCTCATTATAGCAGTTGTAAAGATTGCGAAAAACTATACCCGTTGTTGGCGGATATAGTCGTTTGGTTGGTTCTCGGTTAGCGGATCTCGTCCATGAGTGCGCTCTGAAATTGGCTTGCCAGCGCAACCTGCCCTGCCAGAATCGGGTTCTGAATCAAGACTTCCTCTCGGGAAAGTCCGGTGTCAGACTGAATCTGCAGGATGGTGTTTGCTAGACCAGCAAAGATCGAAGCGATCTTGTCACGGGTTTTGTTCTGCATCATTATGATGATACCTCCTATTATAGCCCAAGTAATTACTGCGAAAAAATATAAGAAAGGTTCGACAATTCTTTCTATGTGTATAGGGGAGTCTATTTACATTGGAACTCCAGTATCCAATAACCTTCTCATTATATACGTTGTAATTCTTGCGAGAGAAAAACCATACCCCTTGTAGGATATGGCTTTGTGGTATCAGAACCTGTTGGCTCGTGCCACCAAGACCTGGCGAAGAGTGTCCACCACGACGTAGCCGATCGCGAGCATCCCGACCTTCCGCATCACACCATCGATCTCTCGGCTGACAACTTCAGCCTTCTTCTCGAAGTACGAGTCGGAAGCGACGGGCTCCTGCGGCTCCTGCTTCTTCGTGTTGACCATCTTGACCTGGATTGCTCGGTTGAACATTATGCTTCCTTTCGGTTGATGATTCTCATTATAACCTTTGTAAATTCAGCGACTTTGTGGGGAAATATCCCCGCCGGGAATTTTTGAAAAAACAAAACCCATGTATCGCAAGCGAAAACGTATAGGATCTGTACAGCTTGTATTACACTGTACAGATCCCATACGTTTTCAACTTGCGTCAAATATGACGTAGGTCACTTCGGCTTGATGATGAAGTCCTTGGCCTTCGATGTCATGACGTGCTTCTGCTCGTATGCGACGATGATCAGGATCCCCAGGAGGTTACCCAACACGACGGCCATCTGGTCAGGACTCACTCTGTTGTGGCGCTTGGGCGCCTGCAGCTCGGTGAGCCTTTCCAAATATCCCAGCATGTTCGGGTACTCAGGAGAATCCGGACCATGCGTCGTCATCTCTTCGTAGATGGCGTCAATGGCAGCGGAAAGCTTGGGGTCTTCCTTCTTGCGAAAATTCCCAAACATCACTATCCTTTCGTTAAGTTCTCATTATAGGCTATGTAACGTTTGCGAATATGATTTACGATCTAACCTTGAAGGTGATCGTATCTCGTTTATCAAGGTTATCAACATCGCCACCATGGAGCTCGAGGGCGTAAACCTTACCCCCAGATTCGCTCTTGGACACGACAAGGTCGCCATCATACGGATAATTTGCCTTGTACGAGCGAGTGCTAATACCAAGCAACGTACCAAGAAGCGTCGTAATAATAGCGATACTACCAACAACTCCAGCAACATTTGGGAAATCCCAAAGTTCAGCAAGACCAAAATATGCCGAGCTAAATGCCGGCAAAATAACCGTAACAAAAGCCTTGAGCCTGTTGTACGTACGATTACTCAGTTGAAATCCCTGCACATCAACCGTGCCATTCTGTTCCATTTGATTTGTCCTCTCTTCGTAAAAAGATACGATTACTATCACTTGTATGGTGTCCGTGAATCGGCAACTTTGCGATTTCAGCCATGATACGATCTGCCGTACCATTCCCACCAAGTTCTTTGTATGGCTCGTAAAGATATCTACGAAAGTCCTCGTATTCGTCTTTATAAATAATCTTCTGCTCGATGAACTTCATACCCATGTAGGTAATTCGATCGTAAGCCAAACCCATTAACAACTTTGTCGTGGCGGATTTTAGACTTCTGCGACTCATCACATAGGCCCAAAAGCCGGAGGATGCGCCGAATGTGGTCACTACTGACACAACGATAGTAATAAATGTATTTTGGTCCACGAAGGTTTTCTCCATTCTTTTGTGGCATCAGCTCGAGAAAGTTGGATAGCTCTTGAACCCGTTTTCGTCTTCGATTTCTACATATTCACTAACTCTAACGACTGATGATGTTCCATACTTACCAAGTAAGGTCACAAAATCACCAACATTGAAATCGTACCGATAACGATATGGAGATAACACTCCACCAAATTCTGCATTTGTGATTTCTGTTGTTTTTTGACTTTGTAAAATCATCGCTGCATAATCTTGCATCTGCCCATAAAGATTTAATTTTGTGGGTGCATCCGGCTCATCTTCGTAAGCGCCATCGATTACACTACCATCAATATACATCACTCGTCGATCGAAGTTTGTTGGTTGGAAAGGAAGTTTGTAATATGCTTCTACCCAACGACCAACAACAAGTGCAGCATTCTTGAACGATTTGATCGACTTCAAATATTGAAGGTTGACAATCTCTCCACGTTGACGAGAGAAACTTACTAAAGTGGTTCTATCTACCCCATCGTAAACACGAATAACTGTTACTTTGTTCGTACGATCGGCATCTGTTGGCGAAAAAGGTCCTGGCCTGATCGCTGAGATACCAAGATCATCAATGCCCAAAATATCGATGAGTCTACTGTGAACATTACCTCGTGGAACTTCTCGAGCAATGGAATCTCCAACAAGAACGTTGACCACCATTGGTTCGGCTCGAACGTTGAAAATCGCATCGTCGGGATCAAGCACGTATCCAGACGTAATATGATTATTGATCAGCGATACCGCTTGATTCCATGTTTTGTTTGCAGCTAGAGAATATGGTACCGAAGGGTCTCCTGGGAAAACCTGCTGCGTACCCACTTGACGTTCCTCTAACACAACCTCAAAACTTCGGCCACTGACTTTGACCGTCGCTTCACTTTCGTTTGAGTCGTCGATTTCGTGTGTTTCAACAACCATCACTTCGGATGTCTGCATATGAGAGATTAACGTTCCGACAGGAAGCTTACTTAAAAGGTCACTGCTTTCTTTTGCCGTGAATGTGAACTCGCCAGGATCTCTGTATCGTTCAACCCACGTTTTCGACACAATGCCATTTACAACTTCACCGTTTTCTAATCGAGTGGGAACACCGCTGTTGAATTTCAAAATATCAAGCATTACACCCCCCAATAGGTGGCATAGTATTTGACAGTATCAATCCGACAGCGATTAAATTCAGCACCACCAATAAATGTGCTTGCTACTAACTCATTTGTTCCCGGGTATAACGTTGGCCATACCGAACCGTTGTAGATTAGATCGGCGATATGTGTTACCACTCCACCTCGAGTGATTGTAACGTACTTATCGTTGACCATACTGGAAATTGTAAGAATATCGTCCGTCATAAACGAGTTTGTCAATACGAAATACAATTTTCCAGTTTCTTCAGGAGGAACACTCGAGTCGCTTACACCATGAGTAAATCGAATTTCAGGACACGTGTTCAAAAGAGTGCACGAAATAATACAACCGTGTGGCGCATTCGAGTTCGAGTCAACAATCATTGCGTATGAATCGTTCACCGTGACAGTTGTAAGCATTGGCGCTAATAACTCAGTTGTCGCCTTGATCTCAATTGACGCTGAAATCGTCTTCGAGAATCTTGGTGAATCGAATTTGGTAATGAAACCGTAAATATGAGCAAAGACAGAGCCTCCGTTATTGAACCGAAGCTCAACTAAAGACGTCTGCGATGAGGCAATCGCCTTGTATAGCTTGGATCGCAACTCATCAATTGATTCTCCAATTTCATAATTAGGATTGAGAATCATCTGAAGGGAGATCGTGCGAGAGGGAACTGTAAGATCATAAAACTGTTCCCCACTCGCCGACTCCATTACGTATCTTTGCACAATTGTTTCAGCGCCAAGACCACTTTCATCAACTAAAAGAAAGGGTGAAGTTCCATCGGGCTCACAGTCAAACCTAGCGACGAATACGTTATTACTATACAGGTCTAAACTTGTAAGATTCATCCCGGAACTCCTAACTTAATTTTAGCTGTAGCCAACTGACTACGTGTCTGACGGTAAATATCACTTGTGGTCAATGCTTCAGGTGAATTGTTGGTCTGGTTGAATACGATGTTGGTTGTACCAGGCTGCTGATCGGTTTGTGAATCACTTCCATTTTGACTGTTTTGCACGAACGAGATAGCTTGTGCCTGATCCAAAGACAGTCCAGCAGTAACCTGCTGATTACCCATGAACGTACTGATCGCCTTAGCGTCTTTTTGCACGCCAGTGAGATCAAGAACTGGAGTAATCGTCGGGCTGAACTCGGAGATGTTGCCAACCAAGTTTGGAAGCTTCATCAGTGTTTCCTGAATACCACCGATCAAATCACTTGTCATCTTATCAGCCGTCTGGAACGGTTTGGCGTTGTCTCGAATACCGATAGCCAACCCCTCCATGACATTATCACCGATTCGGATCATGACTCGAGATGGAGACTTGACCTCAAGCTCTTTGGTCATTCCATCAGCAATGCCACCAGCAACCTTTTTACCGAATCCAAGCGCATCTTTGACCTTACCCGGGAGGCCAAACAACACACCATCCATGATTGAACCAGCAATATTGAGACCAGCATTCCGGAAAGCTTCTGCATTCTTATCGATAGCGTCGGCCAAACCATTGAGGAAGTCAACCACGATCTCTGCAGCGCCGTTTGCCAACTCGAGTGTGTTATCGGCAACACCATCCAGGAACGACAACACAGTATCTACACCAGCCTGGACGACATCCTCAGCGGCGGCACCAATACCTGTGATGATATCCGTGATGACTTGCGTACCAGCCGCAATGATGTCAATCGCAGAACCACCCAGACTCGTGATGAAGGTCGTAACCAAGCCTGTAGCAGCTGTGATAATATCGTCAAGACTGTCTGTGATGCCTTGGATGATGGAGACGATGATGTCAACACCAGCTTGCACGACGTCGGAAATATTATCCGCAATGCCCTGCAAGAAGGAAGTGAGCAGGCTCAAACCAGCCGCAACAATATCAGGCATTTTCTCAGTTAATGCATTGAGGAAAGTGATAATGATATCTGTAACAGTGGTTACAATTTGACCAATGTTGTCCAGAATGCCTTGCAGTAGGTTGAGAAGCAAAGTAAGACCGGCAGCGATGATATCCGGACCCTTTTCGATCAACACCGTAAGAATAATGTCAACTAAAGTATTAATGGCGGTAATCAATTGTGGTGCTAGAGAAACAAATCCCTCTAATAACTGAGCAACGATTCCAAGAAGCTGTTCAATGATAACTGGAGCCTGTCCACCAAGCGTTGTGATCATGGTGGTGATTGTTAATACGAGAGCGTTACCAATCTCGGGTAATCTTTGAATTAATGCATCTAAGAGTAACAGAAGTACACTAATACCAGCTTCCCCAGCAGCAGCTAACGCGACAAATGCTCCAGCAGCTAAAGACGCTCCCAGACCAAATAAAGCCAGTCCAGCGCCGACTAAGAATAATGCAGCGCCAAGAACTAACAATGGACCAAGAATTGGTGTCATTAAAGCCGCACCAATACCAAGAACAGCAAGAATACCAGCAAGACCCAAAAGGCCCTTACCGATATCCTTGAGCTTCATCTTACCGAATTGTTGTAGAACCATTGCTAACAAACCAAGGGATACTGCAGCAACACCAAGTGCAACGGCACCAAGAATAGAACCAGACATAAGATGTAGAGCCAATGCCAAAATACCCAGAGAAGATGCGAGAACGGCCATACTTTTACCGAACTCTCCCCAAGACATTGTCGCCATGAGAAGTAATGCACCAGCCAAAATATTCAAGGCAAACGCAACGCCGATAAGAGCAGGGCCAAGTAACACCATACTTAATGGCATCAAATTCATTGCCCCAGCAATAATCAACAATCCAGCGGCCACAGCAGCAAGACCCTTACCCATCTCTTCCCAAGACATGGTAGCAAAGATCTTCATTGCACCAGCAAGTAAGTTCATGGCAAAGGCGATGGCAAGAATACCAAGACCTGTGGTAAGCATCTTGGACTTACTAGGCATCAAATTCATCGCTAACACAATAGCGCCCAAACTACCCGCAACGCCAGTAAGACCCTTACCCATCTCTTCCCAAGACATGGTAGCAAAGATCTTCATGGCGATAGCTAGAATATTCATGGCAACGGCGATAGCAATAATAGCTAACCCAGAAGAAATCATCTTTCCATCGCTGGGCATCAAATTAACAGCCGCAACAAGAGCTGCAAGCAACCCAACCGTTGCGCTTAAGCCTTTCGCAAGTTCTTCCCATGACATCGTTGCAAGAATTTTAACTGCAATGGAGAGAACTAAAAGAGCTCCTGAAATGAGAAGCAAACCGGCGGCTACTGCTCCGAATTTGACACCACCGGCCTTGCCGGATGCTAATTGATTAATAACCGCGAATGCGCCAATAAGTTGCGTAAATCCAACCGCAAGGGCAGACATTGCCTTGATTAGAGCTTCGGTGTCGATCATCGAAAGAATAACAACAGATGCTGTCAAGATACCAATAGCAATAGCAATCTTCATAAGAGCATCTGCTCGTAATTTAGTTTGCATTGCTTTTAAGGTTCCTGAAAGACTATTAAGACTGTTCGTGACCGCGGGCATGGTGTTTGTGATACCTTTGAACATATCACTCAGACCAGTAAGAGCCCCACCTGTAAGATCGATATCCAATCCATCAGTAGCAATCTTATTGAATCCACCAGCAAACATACCTGCAATGATCGTTTGAATCAATTCCAATGTTTTATCGAAATTATCCGACTCGAAGAACTTCAATAAAGCAGGTCCAAACCCCTCGAAGGCCCCACCAATGTTTGAAATTGCTTCAACGACTCTATCTTTGGCAGACATAGTCTTATCCCAAAGATTGCCGAGAACATCGCCAGCGCTTGAAACAACATCTTTAAGTTTGCTGAGAATATCACCGAACCAACTAAATCGATCGCCTAACCGATTGAATCCCCCATCCATAGAATTAGTGAAATTGGGATCGAATTTTTCAAAGATGCTTGAGAAGAAGTTTTGTACGCCATCAAAGACCCCAAGATCTAAACCACTAATAGTTTCGATAATGGAATCTTTAATTCGAACAAACGCTTCAACCAATCCGTCGATCGTTCCAAAATTGATACCCTTGAAGAACGACTTAAATTTAGCCTTAAGTTTATCGATAAAGGCAGCCGGGTTCTTAATCGCTTCGATCAAATCGTCGAAGAATTTAGTGATACCACCACCATCAACAAGCTTCTCTTTAAGACCACTAAAGAAATCGCCTAAACTGACGCCAAGATCCAGAATACCTTTTCCACCATCGGTGAAATAGTTGAAGAGTTCCTTAAATGCTCTTGCACCGTTAGAAATAACTTCCCAACCAATACGAAGAACAGAGAAAAACCCTTTGAAAATAGCGTGGATCTTATATGCTGTGTAGCCCGTGATTTCAAGTTTCTTTGTGAAAGCGAAAAATTTGGAGGTTAACTTCAATAAAGTTTCGGCGGTAACTGGTGGAAAAATATCCCTAAAGGCATTCTGAATTGGTCTGAGAATCGACGAAAGCCCTTCGAATGCTGTCTGTAAAGATTTGATTAAGAGCGTTCGACCGCCCATATCTTTCCAGCTTTCCAGCATGTTATTACGTGAATCTGCTGAATTGGTGACGATATCACCGACCGCTTCACTAATTCCCGTGAATAAAGTTCTTGCTTCCTCGAAGTCACCAAAGATGATTTGGAATGACTTCGACCAACCTGAGCCAATGGCTTCCTTGACCGTGCCAATGAGCTGAGTAAGTGTCTTGACTTTTGTTGCTGCATCCTGACCCATCTGGCCCATCTTCATGATCTCGGCAGCCTGCTCCTTGGTATAACCAAGCGCAAGAATTTGAGCCTCACTAAGATCGCCAGTGAAACCAGATAAGGTGTTAGTCAGAACTTCGGCGGTCAACCAACCTGACTCAAGCGAGCCACGGAAGCTGTTTCCAGCAGACGTCCACTCTTCGAACGTCGTGTCCATCGTAATATCTTTGATGGTACCTAATGCCTTACCAGATTCGAACAACGCTTTCTGGAAAACCTCACCACCCATACCAGCGTTGACAACCGAGTTCCAGTCCATAAGACGGACCGTACCGGTAGAAATAGCTTGTGAAAGCTGATACATTGCTGTAGCAGCTTGCTGAGAGTTCGAACCAGAGATAGCGGCAAGGTTGGCGATACCTTTGATTGCATTTGTTGATGTATCAAGATCAACGCCAGCGGCCGTGAATGTACCAATGTTTCGAGCCATCTCAGAGAAGTTATAGATGGTCTGATCTGAATATGTGTTCAATTCATCAAGAGCAGCAGTAACATCTTTTAGATTCGTGCCATCAGAGGTTGTGTTCGCCAGAATTGTCTGAATCGAGTTCATGTTGGTTTCGTACTCACTGAAACCACTAAGAACCTGATCAATACTTAACGATTTTGCTAATCTAATACCAGTATCAACAGCTTTGTTTGTGATGTTTGATAACGCCGTAATTGCGATCGTCGACAGAGCAATAAATTTAGTACTAATACCATCAACAGCAGATGCCATTGAGCCAAAATTGATCTTTTTAACACTAGAGTCGAGATCTGCGAAACTTTTGTTGGCGTCATTGAACGCTAAACTAGCCTTAAGTTTATCAAGACTAGCCATTGTTTCTGCGACTTTACGCTCAAATGAATTGTTGTCAAATTCAATCGATACGACTTTGTTATCAACACTAGGCATTGGTCATCTTCCTCCAAATCTCTTCTGCCATCTTATTGAATAGTGGTTGTGTAGCTGGATTGATGTAATCGATACCTTGTACATAACCACCGGTACCAGTTCCATGTCCGAACTGGATTAAAATGGCAATAACTTCCCCATCGTTTACGTTTGAGTTATACCACTCAATACCGTAGCGACCTCTAGCGTTGATTAATCTGTAACTCCAGGAAGAAGCCGTTTTACCTGTATCGGAGGGTGTTGCTCGTGCTAACAAAGCGACGCCTTGTCTACCATAGTCATGCAACTCTGAGAAATAGCTTTGTGGAGATCTGTGTAGGAATTTCTCCAGATTTTTGAATGAGCCTGAGCTTTTCAAATGCATACCCATGACGAGCAACACCCTCCTTTCTTCAACGATTTACTTCCATTTTGACGATTTTACGTGATGTCTGTAACTAAAATTAATGATGGAAATGTTGCACCAGCGTTAATTTGTACGGTGCCACTGCCGACGACAAGTGCTAAACGAAGTTTAAATGTTGTCGACGTCGAACTACTTGCCGTAAAGACGTACGTCATGTTACACGCATTTGCCCAAATGTTGCTGTGGCAAAGCACGTTATTCTGCGCTAAAACCGTGTTCGATGCGTTGGTTAACTTACAACTAGCAATATTTCCAGCTGTGCTACCAAGGATCATCGCAAACACATCAATGCGATACTTCCGGCCAGAGATCACATTGAAACTTCCGGTGGTCAAACCAGAATCTGTTTCCGTACCACCAACAGTAGTACCGTTAGCAGTAAGCTGACCATCTTTCATGTATCCCATGTTACCAACATTAGTACTAAGGCTGGTAACTGTGGTGACATCTGCCTTACTGGCAAGACCCGATGCTAATGCCGAAGAGGTGGCAAGTGTTGCGACAAGGGCGTCAATAGCTGTCTTTGTGTAACTTTGAATTGTAGTCATAAATCTCCTCAGGGATCACTGACGCTAAAAACGGTTTCGGTGACATAAACCGCATTCGGGTTGTTGATTGTGAATTCGGTAGAGGTTGCTGTCAACCCAAGTAAAGAAGTTCCTGTAATATCAAACGTGCCGTTACCGTTATCAACAACATCCAACGTATAAGCCAGACAAATCTGAGCCATAACTTCTTCGATTGTTGGAAGGTCTGGATCACTACCAACAGTTCCATACAATTTGTCTTCCAGCCAGGAAACAACTGTGCTATCAAGAGTTCTGGTGTCAGCCACAATCGTGTTTGTCGGCGCATAACCCGGAATTTTCTTAGCGGTTCCGATCAAATCCCACTCGAATTCAACCA